TCAAACGACGCAAACAAACCTGCTGTCTGTGTGGATGGCGGGTTAAACTCGACCTTGTCTTTGAACACTTCCTGATTACCAAGCACAAAAGAACTGCCGTCTTCGTCAGTCCAACCGAACTGTCTGTGTGCCTGATCCGCAGTGCTGCTAGCCTGTAGTTCGTTAACCCATGTTGTTGTGTATGTCATAAGCTCATCCATCTTTGTAACTGCCACGCCTTGCATGGACATGTGTTTACGAAACTCCTCTCTGGAAGTGGCGGCAGTCAGAGGCAAGGTAAACTCACGCACCCCATCTCGCGGTAGGTGTAACCGCATTACAACAGCTTCACCCAGCTCCACGTCGCGTAGTCGTCTAACAACATATAAGTCGTTATGGTATATTACTCTCTCGTCAGGATCTCCGTCGCTGTTAGTGGTCCTGATGTACACCCCGCCGTTCGCGCCACGGAAGTAGGGTCGCGGGTATTGGGGGATCACGTACTGATTCACGGGGTTGTTTGGGAGGTTCTCGGCTGGAGCCTCGACAACGTTGTCCTCGTCCGTGGCCTCACGTATCCGTTTGCCTAAAGATATAGGTGATTTTATCTTACCCCAGTGTGGGCAGTCCGTGCATATACCAGCCTCATACTCGTCAAACGTATTGCACAGATACGGTCCTTTTATGAGGTCTATCTTCTTCTGTGTCGCGTCCGCGCTGTAGTCAGGGTGGTTTTTAGATATCGCACGCGCAGCCTCGCTAGCATCGGTGCAGAACTTGGCTATGGACAACCCCGCCCGCCACATAGGCTCGGTGCAGTCAGATTGACGTAGCATAATGTTACGTAACTGCTCGCACCCTCTACCAGCCTGTGTCTTGCGCAGTATCTCACGAAACGTGCTTTCCATATTGCTGTTCAGAGTTGTTGTGACCGCATTGTTGCCGTCAGGCACGTACCGCTTTGGCGCAGGTATAGGGTCATTCCCTAACAACTCAGAGAACGCGTCAAAATCCACGGGCTTTATAGTGTTCTCAAAGAAGAAGCCCACAGGGGCTGGTGGCGTGTCCTTGTGGTTGTGGGTGGTAGGTATACGCAACACCCGCGCAGCGTCCGCTGTGACCGCAGGATCAGCCAGCAAACCATGGTCTGCGCATAGCTTCTTCAATCGCTCTGCTACAGGTAGCCAATCGTCTAGCGCCACTGCGTCTTGCAAAGGCCAGTAGACATGCACCCCACGTCCAGAGTTCACCATAACAGGTTTGGGTAAGGACAGCTTCTTACAGAACAGCTTCAGCGCACTGATAGCATCTGCCTGTGTCGCATAGTCTTTGCTTGCGCCACAATCCAGATCAAGAAAAACAGAGTTCAAATGTTTTACGTTATCAACCTTACGTGACCCTGCCTCGTTGAACGTAGCCAGAGCGTAGTACGCGTCATAACCTTCCGCGTCTAGATTTTGCGCGGAGTCCACCACTTGATCTATTGAGCCGTAGAATTTTTGCACCCTACGGTCATCGCTGGTGCGAGAAGCAAATACGCAGTAGTAACCTTCGTTTGCCAACACCGCCTTTAAAAAAGTTTTCGTTTCCATAACTAACACCATAACCGAAAGACACTGCGGCAAGGGTGTCGGTACACACCCGTTTCAGCCTTGGCCTAGCCGCAGTACAGTATGGTGGTTTAGTCGTCCCAGTCGTCGATAATGGAACTTAGATCGTCACTGCCTTGCGCAGGTGCAGAGGGGGCGGCTTTTTTAACCGTCTTTTTGGGTTCCTCTACTGGCGCTTCGGACGTATCAGCAAATGGATTGTCGTTATCTTTCGGGGCGACTTCAAATCCGTCTACTGCTTTGAATGGTGACTGTTCCTCCATAGGTTTAAGGTCGATAACCTGCACTGCGCGTAGACGGAGAGACACTCCTGTCCCCATTGATCCGTGATATGGGACAAACGCGATAGCAATGTTAACCGTACTGCCCGTAGTCAGCAAGAAACCATCATCTAACTTCACACCCTTTGCATCATACTGCGTGGGTTTGTCTGTGGCTTCTGCCCCATACGCACCCTTGAGTTTTGCTTTGTAGGTGTATGTGCCGTCCTCGTCCTTCTTGAAGGGCATGGACAACTTCTCAGGCCAGTCAGAGTTCTCTGCCTGACGTGCCGCGTACGCAACTTTCATACGCTTATACAAGTCTTTCGCTTGTTCTTCCGTCATACGGAACTGGATAGTATACGCTGCGCCATCATCAAACACGTCACAAGGCACGGACTTCTTCACTTTGGGTGAAGCGTCATACTTGTAAGTCTGGTTAATCCGAGGCCACAGGGCTTCCACATTTTCTATGTTGTGGTTCATGTTTACAGTTTCAGACATATCATTCTCCCGATGTCTTATTGGTCTTCATCAAGTAGTTCTAGCAGGTCAGCATCCTCGTCCGTTGCCACTTCTGGCTCCGCCACTGGCTCTACCATAACCTCATCCTCATCATCGTTGATGTCGGGCGCGGTCTTCTTCGTGGTAAGTGCCTCAGATATGTCGGGGATGCAGAACCTGTATGTATTGCCTACACGGATGTAGGTCTCTTGTGGGATCTGATCCTGACGCACCCAAGCACGTATCGTAGACACAGAAACACTAAAGTGTTTTGCTACATCTTCAATGGGTACATACTTTGCTTCCATTATTTCTTCCTCACAGCTATTGAATATTCCGAGTCGATGTTCAAGCCATCTGGCTTTGACTCAGGGTTCTCTTCCAAAAACTGTTTAAAGTTTGTCTGGTTAAGACGTTTTTCCAACAACTCAGGCACCCGATGCTCAACGATAAACGCGTGCATCTTCTCCCAGTCGTTAGTCCAATACTTTTGCTTTACAGACCTGTAAAACAGTCCTTCGGAAGTTCTTACACTCTCGACATTGTGCGCGTTGCAGTAGTCGAGCAGTCCTTGCTTGACCCTCTCTAGTTGCCGAGAGAGGACAGAGTCTTTCTCCTTGTAGTCAGCTGACAGCTTCGCCCGTTCTTCGCGGATTTTTATGTAAGCCTTCGTCAACTTATCAGCGGTAATGTCACCCATACCGTTCTCCTTAGACATGTTGTTTGATACAATCTAATGACGGTATGTGTGTTAGTCAAGTATTTCTTTATAAAGGTCAATCATTTTTGTGTGTACGTCTATTCTGTTGTCTAACAGTGTGTAAACACGTTTCTCTACAGCGGAGCCGTGGAGCTGGACGACAGTGCATTTATGCTTTTGTCCTGACCTGTGAACACGAGCGTTGGCTTGTGCGTATGTCTCCAACGAACTGGTCGGCCCCCACCACACGACAGTGTTTGCCGCAGTAAGTGTAACGCCGTGAGCCGCAGCTTGAGGTTGTATGACAAGCACTCGTGGATTTGGCGTTTCTTGAAATGTCTTGAATATTTGTGTGCGATTTGCTGCAGACACGTCACCCCTGATGATGTCAGTTGTGATGCCGTCTTTACGCAACTTCTCTGTCAGGATGTCTATCGTGTGCTTGAACGGCACAAATATCAAAACCTTCTGACTGGATTCGTCAATCACTTCGCGCAAAACTTTATAACGATGCGATATGTCGAACTCCAATACGTCACTATCGTCCGTATACACAGCCCCTGCCGATATCTGTAGCAGCTTACTCATCACCACAGCAGCATTTATCGCAGTAATCTGTTCGCCTGTGATCTGCATGACCAGCTTCTTGCGTAGCTGTTCGTAGTATTTCTTTTGCTGACGAGTGAGTTCTACCTCACGCTTGACATAGACCATGGGGGGTAGATCAAGGCACTCGTCCTTCGTAAACCGTATGGCTGGTTGCAGTGCGCGGAACACTGTGTCAGTAGCGTTCTCTTTAGGTATCCATTTAAAGTTCGTTATCTTAACCATGATTTGATCGCGGAAAGAACTGAAGAACCGTGGCACTGATGTAGGGTTTATTAACTTTGCCAACCCATACGCATCCAATGGACTCTGTGCTGCCGGAGTGCCTGTCATCATCCACAACCATGTATTCGCGCCGACTAATTTGTTTAACGTCTTCCATCGGTTTGTCTGTGCATTCTTGTAGTGTGTAGCCTCGTCCACAATAATTAGATCAAACCCACCTGCCGCTATCTCGTCCTTCACGATAGCTAGACCATCGTAGTTTATGATGACGTACTCGGCACCTTGTGCAATTATCTCTTTTCGTTTTTTGCTACTACCATAGGCCACATCAACACGGCGGTGGGGCGCAAATGTAAACAAGTCATCACGCCATGCGCTATCCATGATCGAGAGCGGGCAGATAACTAACACACGATTGATAATCTTTTTGTTGAGTAAAAAATCAGATGCCCATATCGCACTGGCGGTCTTGCCTGTGCCTTGCTCGTTAAAGCAGAACGCCTTTCTGTTTAACGTAAAAAACGCAGACGTGACCTTTTGATGCGCGAAAGGCGCATTGCTGCCGGTCCAACGATACTGCTTTTCTATGGGTGATGGGGCTTGGATGTTGAGGTTCTTTAATACCTGCGTCTCATCCACACCCCATTTTACCACCACCTTGTTGTCGGGCAGGGCTTTGCTTTTGGGTATTACTTCCGTCACTTGCTGCGGGTTGCGCAGTCGTAATAACAACGCTTTCCCATTCTCAATGATTTCCACCGTGTTCTCCTTTACGGATTTCCGTAAATTATTTCTTTTTGTAGTTGCGGCTGCGGTTTTTCTTTGGGCTTTCCAGCCGTGTACCGTCTTTGTTTTTACCGCCCTTGGATAGTGCCTTCTTGTGACTTACGTCTTTGCCTTTGCGGCTTACACCTTTTTTGTCGTAAGCACGTCTGGCACGTTGCCGTTCCATTCTATCTGGGTGTTCACCCCGCTCTTTTTGTTTCTTGTATTCTTTCTTGTATGGTCTTGGTGATTTTGTGTATGGCATCTAGTTGCTCCCGT